ATCTGACCTGTCAGCCAGCGGCTGATGTCGGCACAAAAAAAGGACCAGCCCGAAGGCTGGCCCGATGAAAGTGTCACAGGTGTGACAATTAGGCGGCGGCTTTGTCGATTGCCTTGTCTGCCACCTTGGCACCTTCGGCGCTAATCACAAACTCCAGAAATTCTTCCGGGCTGATACCGGCGGCGCGGCATTGGTCAAAAGCATTCTTGAGAATGTCGGCGGCGGTGCGCGGTGCCTTGTCGGCGCTTGCTTCAACCGCTTCGGCTTCTTCACTGTCGCCACCTTCGGGCGTTTGAGCGGCACGGGTTGCCTTCGGTGTGGCGGCTTTTTTGATACCGCGCAACGTCTCGCACAATGGGCGCTCATCGTCGGCACACCATGCGTCGAATGCGGCGGCACCTTCTTCCGTTGCAAGCCAGACAGTCGCGTCAAGATTGTTCCGGTTTTTACGATCAGCCAAGGCACCGAAACCCTGCGCAATCATGGCGGCGGCAAAATCTTTGCCCCAGTATGATTGACGAATAATCGCAATCTCTGCGGCTTCGGCTTTGATTGCCTCGCGATTTTCTACGAGTGCCTTTGTCTTGGCTTTGGCGTTGCGCTCTTCAGACTTGATGATTTTTACGATAACTGACATCTGATTAACTCCGTTGTTGTCCGTCGCGTCATTGCGACTGTCATTACAGTACAGGAAGGCAATTCAGATTGCAAGCGGATTTGTCACAGGTGTGACACTTTTTGGTGTCATCAATTTGACGCTTGTGCTGTCAATATCCCGACACCCTGTCAAAATTCTGACACTTCTATCATGTGTACTATCGTACAACTATCATTTCTATCATGCACCTACCTTGCAACGGACGGGGTAGGGGTGTATTCACGTGCTAAAACACAAACACGCTGGGGCAAGTGATGGCATATTCCTTGCCGCAATCTGAATTAGACAACGATATCAGGCATTTAATTTGTCACAGGTGTGACAATCTCGCTGCAGCGTCGGCAAACTATCATTTTTTTGCTGGCGGTGGCATGTTTCGCACGAAATCAGCGCGTCGGGCATGGGCCACACCCCCGTACCCACGTACTATATACAGAGAAGCACACAGATTAGGAAAATGGAGTGTTAACCACTACGGAAAGTGACAAATTAATATGCTCAAGGACTGTGCATTCTGCCTATTTTTTGTGCAACAATAAGATATTTTCGGGGTGGGCGCATTTTACCTATTGACACGACCTGCTAATTCTGGTATAATTACGTATAACTAGACTACAATGACATTGTTACATTAAAAATGCCTTTACAATCTTGTTAAAAACCATTACAATGTAACATATAATTGTACACCGCCATAGAAAATCAAAGAAAGTTCTTGACAATGGCTAAGAAATCTGTAAAACTATATACTGATAATGTACTAGAAGCATTTTATGATGCTGTCCGTACTAATTCACTTGACAAACTTCATATCCCCCACAGTGATGTGTTCTATGTGCGTCAGGCCGTAGAAGCACACTATGGCCGGTCTTTTTCTTTGAAGCACGTAGAGGATGCTATGAGGGCAGAAGGCTGGACAGAAGGGAAGGAATGATGTTTACAGCGATGGTATTAGCATGTGCTATCGGTAGCACAGATATGGACAAATGTATTGAGGCCACAGATGAGTGGGGTCCGTACAAGACAGAAGCTGAATGCAAGATGCGTGTGCATCAGATGGTAACGGCATTGCAGATGACTCTTCCTGTACCTATGCACTTTCATTACAAGTGTGAAGAACCAGAGGGAACATCATTATGAGTGTAAAATATCGTGGTATCACCTTTCCCGGTTACAATCGTCCTATTAAGTCCAACAGACCGGGTAAAAAGAAGATGGTGCTGGCAAAAAAGGGCGACAAAATAAAACTAATTCATTTCGGTGCTACGGGCTACGGACACAACTACAGTGCAGCCGCCCGTAAATCATTTAGAGCCAGACACAAGTGTGACACCGCCACTGATATTCTGTCTGCTCGTTACTGGGCATGTCGTACTCTGTGGGGTGGGGCAGGTAAACCAAAACAGTCGAGTCCAAAATCTAGGAAAGGAAAGTATTAAGATGGCAAAGACAGTGACAGATGCGGAGATGAAAGCATTCCGCAAAAAGAAACGAGATGCACGTAAGCGTCTTAATGCTATGCTTGCTGCTGGTCAAATTACTGGTGCGGAGTTTAACAAGCGCGTTTCACAACTAGGCAAACTTAAAGTTGGTCAGGCTATTCCTGCCAGCATTACAAAGCCTAGCAAGCCGTCTGCTGCCGCTGCGGCTAGTGGTGGCAATAAAAAGCCTAAAATGGCTATGCCTACACCTCCTCCTGCCGGTCGCAAGAAGAAAAAATCTAACGGTTCTACGTCTTCTATGCCTAAGACACTTCCCAAGCCAAAACCAAAGCGTCCACCAAAAGAAGAAAAGCTATATGCTACCATTAGTCCTGTGACGGGTATGCCTGTAAAGAAAAAGGTGCCAATAAAACAGCACTTAGCTAACCTCGACGCCGCTAAAAAGAAGGGCTTGCTTATCGGCTCTGAAAAAACTAAAGCGTCTCGTGCGAAAGCTGCGAAAGACCTTGAAGCAATGATTAAAAAGCTGGTAAGGGAAAAGTAATGGCTAAAACCTTTGAAGAAATCCGTGATGAGGCAATGGAGTTTGCCAGAAAGAATGATCTTGACGAGGTTGAGGCGCAAAAGCATCTCCGTCGTAAACTAAAGCAAGCTGGTGTGAAACTTCCCCCTGACATGGCTACTGACGAAGAGTTCAAGCAGCAGATGAAAGAGACTGAAGAGTTTGAACGCAATCGTCGTAACCAAACCCGTAGCAAAAAGGCACAGATGATGCGGGGCGGTATGGCTAACGGTAAAGTACACATGTACTCTGCTGGCGGCTCTGTCCAAGACAATGCTGGTCTACGTGCGCTTCGCGCTAGTGGCCCCAAGGGACGCGCTGCGTACAACAAAATCGTAAACAGCTAATGGCACCTCGTGTACCCAAAAGACCTGCGCGTCCTAAACGGAACTACCGTAAGGAGTACGACAGATACCACGCTAGGCCAGAACAGGTTAAGCGCAGGACTAGCCGTAATGCGGCACGTAATAAGCTGAAGAAGGCTGGTGTAGCTGTTGCAGGTAAAGATGTTGCACATCGTAATGGTAATCCACGCGACAATCGCCGTGGTAATCTAGCGGTTAAGACAGCTTCACAAAACAGGTCTTATGCACGTACACGAACTGCTCGTAAACGAAACCCACGTGCATAGAGTTGAGCAAGACATACGCACGTGGTCAAAAGACTTTTTAGAAGTACCCAATGCTAAATTAAATGGTCTACCACCCTGCCCCTATGCCAGAAAGGCGTGGGCTGACGACAAGGTGGTGTTCAGTATCAATACAGGACTAGACGGGCTGATGGAAGAAGTCCGTAAGTTCAATGACCACGACTACGAGATTGTAGTGTGGGCTGAAGAAGATTTGCCAGACATGGAATACCTAGATGGGTATTGTGATGGCATAAATGAGTTGGCGTCAGTGATGGGAATTGATTTGCACCTGATGGTGTTTCACCCCGACTATGATGCAACAGAGGCTGGTCTTGATTTCCTTGTCGATAACGACGTAACGGACGACAGCCTGTCATACTGCATGGTCTTTGTTCAGTTGTTATCTAAACTAGACGATGCAGCCCTATATCTGGAAAAGTCTAATTACTATGAACATTTTCCAGAAGAAGTGTACGATGCTTTAGTGCTTGACAGAAGGAGATTACGAGATGGCAATGGGCAAAGCTAAAATGGCTAAAAAGAAAAAAATGATGCGTGGCGGCGGCATGGGCATGAAGAAAATGCGTGGCGGCGGTATGATGAAGAAAAAGATGATGCGCGGCGGTATGGCTAAAAAGAAGAAGTAATGCCATATGTTGCAGATTCGGAAATACACGGACTTGGTGTTTTCGCAGATAGGGACTATGCTCAAGGAGATACAATTGAGTTGTGTCCTTATCTGGTCGCGGATTATAGTGACGTGGGAGATGAGTGTGTCCTCCATGACTATATGTTTCACACGCCTTATGTCGATACCGAAGAGTATTATATCCCGCTTGGCTTCGCTATGGTCTACAATCATAGCGCAAGTCCAAACGCTGAGTGGTACATTGAAGACGAAGATGAACGCTTTGTTAAGTTCTATGCGCTTAAAGAAATAAAGCAAGGCGAAGAAATACTTCACGACTACGGTGAAGACTATTGGGAAAGTCGAAATGCCCTTACTTGATCAAGGTTTTAAATTAGCTACGGCACTTATCGCAGTGGGAACTTCAGATACAGATTGTTATGAGGTTCCCGCTAACCATACAGCAATTGTAAAAAATCTGATGTTGACAAATGCCAATGCCAGTGCAAGAACCTTTACGATTAAGGTATATCAGAAAACTCCCAATACAACGACAACAATTATTACTTCACATTCTTTGAATACCATAACGTCAGAGTCTGTGTTCACTATGGATAAACCTCTGTTTTTATCAGCAGAGGACAAGATAACCGTGGCCGCAAGTCATGCAAGTAGTATTGTAGCCACGATATGTGCAGAAGAATTTTTTGATCCGGTAAAATAAAAGGAGTTAGGAGATGGCACGTGTCTCTAAAAAAACCCCCGCTAAAAAGAAAGCCACACAAACTAGAACGCAAAAGAAACCGACTAGAACGCTTAAACTTTCGACGGGTGGTGCGACAAAGAGCAAAAGTAGAGTTAACGAGGCTGGCAACTATACTAAGCCCGGAATGAGAAAACGTCAGTTTAATCGCATTAAAGCTGGAGGTAAAGGCGGCGCACCCGGACAGTGGTCGGCGCGTAAAGCCCAGATGCTGGCTAAAGCGTACAAAGATGCAGGGGGCGGTTACAAGTAACCATGATTCACGTATTTCTCCTGTTCGTCTATGTTGGGATAGGAGAGAACGAGAGACTGATCAGCAAAGACATGTACTTTCGTAACTTGAACGAATGTGTGTGGTATGCACAAACATTACATAGGCAGGGAAAAAAG